AGCACTGGCGGTGATTCTGTTTTAGTCACAAATAGTTCAACATCAATATTAACAAACAAAACTTTAACAAGTGCAGTATTAAATAGCACAATAAGTGGAACTTCAATTAAAGATGAAGATAACATGTCATCTGACAGTGCTAGTCACTTAGCAACACAGCAATCAATTAAAGCATACGTAGATACACAAGTAGCTACAGTTCCAGTAGGAGATATTACTTCTGTTGTAGCTGGTACAAACTTATCAGGTGGCGGCACATCAGGTGACGTTACACTAAATTTAGCTGATGCTTCTACATCTGCTAAAGGAGCGGCATCATTTAGTTCAGATAACTTTGCTGCTAGCTCTGGCGCAATAACAATTAAAGACGCGGGAGTAGCCACAGCCGAATTACAAGACGATGCAGTTACGACTGCAAAAATTACTGATTCTAATGTGACGACAGCCAAGATAGCAGATTCTAATGTGACGCTTGCCAAAATGGCTGCAAACAGTATCGACAGTAATCAATATGTTGACGGTTCAATAGACACAGCCCACATTGCAAATGATCAAATTACAAATGCTTTAATGGCAGACGATGCTATAGACACAGCTCAGATTGCTGACAATGCTGTTTCATTAGCAAAAATGGCATCAGGTACAGATGGTAATATTATTTCTTATGACGCTTCAGGAAATCCAGTTGCAATAGCAACAGGTAGTGCTGGACAAGTTTTAACTTCAGCAGGAGCTGGGGCACAGCCATCTTTCCAAACTCCAACAGTTGGAGACATTACAGCAGTTACAGCAGGGAATGGTTTATCTGGTGGTGGTACATCCGGTGATGTTAGTTTGGCTGTCAGTGCAGGTACTGGAATTGATGTAGGAGCTAATGTTTCTGTCGATGTATCAGACTTTATGTCAAACGGTTCTAACAACAGAGTTGTTACAGCTACAGGTGCAGATGCTATGAACGCAGAAGCGAACATGACTTTTGATGGGTCTACTTTAACTGTTACAGGAGACGTTTTACCTGGAGCAACTGATACTCACGATCTGGGTTCAACATCAGCTGTTTGGCAAAACATATACACTGGTGACTTACATTTATCTAACGAAGCAAAAGATGAAGGTAATGCTGTTGATGGTACAAAAGGTAACTGGACTATTCAAGAGGGTGAAGAACATTTATACATTTTGAATAATAAAAATGGTAAAAAATACAAATTTAAGTTAGAGGAAATGTAATGATTTTTAATTTTGATACAAAACAATATGACAGTGAAAAATTATCTGATCAAGGTAAAATGTATTTATCAAAGCTTCAAAATATTGTTGCTAAAAAAAATCAATTATCAATTGAGTTTACTGATTTAGAAGTTTTACAAAAACATTATTCTGATTTATTAAAACCAGAACTACCTAAAGAAGAAAAAGAAGAACAAAAAACAGGAGCCTAATTCATGGCCCTAGGAGTTACCGCATATTCAGAGGCACCTTTCAGTGCAGAACCTTCAGATGTAGTTGCATTTCCATCAGGTATCCAATTAACAGCTCAAGACGGTTCATTAGTTGGTTTAGTAGATGGAGATGTTCCTGTAACAGGAATAGCTTTAACAGGTACTTTAGCAACAGTAAACGGATCTTCTTTAGTATCTGTTGATGTAACAGGTCAAGCTTTAACTGCAGCAGAAGGAACACTTGATCAATCTTCAAACCAAGAGATTGACTTAACAGGTTTTGATTTAAATCTTAACCTAGCTAATTCTACACATGATACACTAACAGCTTTTGGTGAAGCACCTTTTGCAACATTAAGTCCAGCTACATTTAATATTCCTGTTGGAATAGAAGCTACAACAGGTGGAATTCTTGTAGGAACTAATTTACCTATGTCATTAGGTACAGTTTCAGTTTCAGCTGACGCTAACACCGGTACGTTAACAGGTCAGGCAATGACTATGCAAGAAGGTCAAATAGAAGCTGATGATGCTAGCGCTGAAGCAACTGGTCAAGCTTTAACATTAACTCTTGGAACAGCAGTGAGTGATGTAAATACTATAGCGAGTCCTACGGGTTTTGATTTAACTATGCAACCAGGTCAAGCAACTGCAGATGACGCAAGTGCTGAATTAACTGGTATTGGTTTATCGGCATCTCTTGGTACAGCTGTCTCAATAGCAAATACGATTGCTTCTCCAACAGGTCAAGAAATGACTATGCAACCAGGTCAAGCAACTGCAGATGACGCAAGTGCTGAATTAACTGGAATTGAAATGACAATGACTGAAGGAAATATTGCAGGTCCTGTTATATGGACCCCAGTGCCTACAGGTAATGCACCTACAGATCCTCCTGGTTGGAAAGAAGTAGCTTGATTTTAATTAGAAAACAAATAAAATAGAAAAATGGCAAATTCAACATCAGCAAATTTAAAACTAACGGTTCAAACAACAGGTGAAAACTCTGGAACTTGGGGTCAAATTACTAATACTAATTTATTAATTTTAGAACAAGCTATTGGTGGATATGATGCAGTAGGTTTAAATGCAACCACTGGCGCAACTTTAACTTTTTCAAATGGTGTTTTATCAAATGGTAAAAATCAAGTTTTAAGATTAACAGGAACTATTACTACCAACGTAAATGTGGTTATTCCAGATTCAATTGAAAAAACTTACTTAGTTGAAAATGCAACATCAGGAGCATATACTGTAACCTTTAAAACAACTTCTGGAACAGGTGCAACTTGGTCTACTACAGACAAGGGATATAAAATCGTATATTCAGATGGAACCAATGTTGTAGATATTACAGCTGATTTAGGAGACATTACTGTTGGTGATGTTACTTCAGGGGCCATAACTGCTACAGGGCATGTATTACCTGGTGCAACGGACACTTATGATCTTGGAAGTGCTTCTGCAGTTTGGAGAGATATATACACTGGAGATTTACATTTATCAAATGAAGCTAAAAATGAGGGAAATCAGGTAGATGGTTCTAAAGGAAATTGGACTTTACAAGAAGGACAAGATGATATATTTATGATAAACAATATATCTGGCGAAAAGTTTAAAATTAAACTAGATAAAGTATAGGAGATTTAAATGGCAATTTTTTCAAATGGTTCAGGAACTAATATTGATTTAGAACTTACACCTAAAGGCACAGGTAGAGTAGAGGCGATAGGCCCAACTGCTATTCAAGAAGTTTTCGAAAAATGTACAGTAACGGCAACAGCAGCTACGGGTACAAAAACATTTGATGTAATGACCCAAGCTGTTTTATATTACACTTCAAATGCTAGCGGAAACTGGACTCTAAATATTAGAGGTGATGGATCTAACAGTTTAAATGATATTATGAACACCGGAGAATCATGCACGATTGCACACTTAGTAACAATGTCTACTGCATATTATAATTCAGCAGTACAAGTTGATGGATCTGGTGTAACTCCAGAATGGCAAGGAGGCAGTGCTCCTTCTGGCGGAAATGCAAACTCTGTAGACGTATACACTTATACTGTTATAAAAACTGGGAATGCAACATTTAAAGTATTCGCTGCACAAACACAATTCGCGTAGGAGTAATTTATGCCAATTAGAGCATCAAGAGGAGGTGGATCTTTCGTAGGTTTACTAGGAGCAGGCGGACCCCCTTTCATGGAAGCCACAGGAGGAACTATAACTACTGATGGTGATTTTAAAGTACATACATTCAATTCTGGTGGATCATTTGTTGTCAACGCTTTAGGTGGAGATGGAACTTATGGAAAAGCTGTATACGCTGTTTTCGTTGGAGGCGGCGGTGGCGGTGGCGGTGCGCACGGCGGTGGCGGTGGAGCTGGCGGAATGGTAGACATGGATTCTAATTTATTAACTGTAGATGCACAATCTTATAGTGTTGGTATTGGTTCTGGAGGCGGTGGAGGTTCTAATGGGATCACTGGAGGACAAGGAACAGACTCAACTCTAGGAAGTTTATTGACAGCTAAAGGTGGTGGCGGTGGAGCCGGTTGGTCAAATAATCCCGCAGATGGAGGATCAGGTGGAGGATCAGCAGGTGCTGGTAATACTAGACCTGGTGGATACAATCAATCTTCTGCAACACAACCTAATCAACCCGGTAATAGTGGAGCTTATGGAAAAGGTCATACGGGAGGAAATTTAACTACACCTCACTCTGGTTCGGGTGGCGGTGGAGCTGGTGCGGCTGGACAAAATTATAACAGTGGTTCTGGCGGCGGTAACGGAGGTAATGGAGTAGCAACTTCTATAAACGGATCGTCAACTACTTTCGCTGGTGGCGGCGGTGGTGGAACTTGGCACGGCGGTGGAACTGGCGGATCTGGTGGATCCGGCGGCGGTGGAACTGGCGGAAAACAAGGTGTTAATGGTAATGCAGGATCAGCTAATACTGGTGGCGGCGGTGGAGGCGGAGGCGCTTCTGGTCAAGCAGGACAAGGAGCTGGATCTGGTATTGGTTTTGTTAGAAGGAAGTTTCAATAATGAGTGATAGAAGTTTTGCAGTAGTAGATGACAATAATTTAGTTACACAAGTTTTACTATTTAATGTTGATTCTGAAGCTGAAGGAATTACTGAAACTAGAAATTTTTTAAATGATCAAAACGCAACTGTAGTCGAAACTTTTTTAAACGCAGATGGAACAGCTGCTACAAGATATAATTATGCATCGCCCGGCGATACTTGGGATAGCGCTAATACTGCTTTTTATCAAACTACAAAAACCTATCCTTCATGGAGTTTAAATAGTTCTTATCAATGGGAAGCACCTACTCCTTTTCCTTCAACAGGAAATGTAGGAGCAGAAGTTCTTGATGTTGTTTGGAATGAACTTAATCTTAGATGGGAAGGCATAACTGCTGCAAACCCAGATTCTGCTAGTTATTATTGGGATCCAAATACAAACACTTGGGTTGCTATTTAAATTATCTTTGATATAAATATTATCGAAAGATAATTTATGTTTTCTAAATTTAAAAATGAAAATTTTATACAGAAATATAGTATAGATAAGTCTGTCACTAAAGGTGTAATAAAGTTTTTTGACAAATCTCCTCGAGGAATGATAGGAAAAAAACCAGGAAAAGTAGGACATTCAAAACTAGATACCGCACACAAAGATTCTACTGACATGGGTGTTTTAGCACATCACATACTTAAAAGTAAAGTATTGAGAGAATACTTCGAACAGTTAACTTTTTGTTTAGAAAAATATAAAAAGAAATATATATACTCAGACGATCAACAAGCTGCTTTTAGATTAGAGGGAGCCAACATTCAAAAATATAAACCCGGTCAAGGTTATAAATTATGGCATTTTGAAAATGCAGGGTGTGAGTTTTCTGGAAAGAGACACTTAGTTTTTATGACTTATTTAAACAATGCAGATCATGCAGGCACTGAGTTTTACTATCAAAACAAAAGATTTAAATGTAAAGAAGGAGATACCTTAATTTGGCCTGCTTCATGGACTCATACACACAGAGGCGAAATTTCAAAAAAACAAAAAACAGATAAATACATAATAACAGGATGGTGGAGATATGACTAAAGAAAAGGAAGCTATTACTTTGTTTGAAGTAAAAGTATATGCAACTAAATTAAAAAACATAAATCATACAAAAATTAAAAATTATATAAAAAAATTAAAAACAGTTCCTGCTAATCCTATTGTAACTTCTAATGAAGGTGGCTGGCATAGTAAATTTTTTTGGAACCCTTTTCCAACATGTGTAGAAGACTTAAATAAAAAGATAACAGAATTTATTAGAGAAACTGCTAGAAAAGAATTTGAGGTAAGAGGGGATACTCCGATACATAATAGTTGGTTTATGTGTAATAAAAAAGGTGATTTTAATTCACCCATTAAACAACCCCCATATACATTTAGTGGAATGTATTATGTAGAAGCTCCAGATAATTGTGGAGATATAGTTTTTAAAAACGACATGGAAATGAATAACTATTCAACATCTTACCAAAATTTAAATACCCTAAACTCTAAAACTTTTTCTATAACACCTGAAAAAGGTTTATTATTAATTTTTCCTGCGTGGTTAGAACACTATGTTAAAGTAAATAAATCTAATAAAGAAAAAATAATCTATAGCTTTAATATTTAAAATGTTAGTTGATAGTGAATATTGGTATTATTGGACAAGTAAGTTTGATAAAAAAACCTGTGAAAAAATAATTAAACTTGGTAAAAGTAAACAGCCTTCTGACAACTCGTATATAGGAATGAACAAAGAAGGTTCTTTTAATAAAACTCCAAAAAGAGTTGACAAGAAAATAAGAAATTCAGGGGTGACTTGGCTAAATGATCAATGGCTTTATGATTTAATTGCTCCTTTTTTTCAAACTGCTAACGACATGTCTGGTTGGAAATTTCAATACGATTGGTTTGAAGAGATACAGTTTACTTCTTATAAAAAGAATCAGCATTATGATTGGCATTGTGATATAGGAAGAACTCATATTAATAATAAAATACGTAAGCTTTCCTGTGTCATAAATTTAACTGATCCTAAAAAATTTAAAGGAGGAGATTTTTATTTTGCTTTAGATAATCCATCAGGCATAGGTAGAAAAGAAATAAAATTTAAAGAATTAAAAAATCAAGGGACTGTTGTAGTTTTTCCTAGTTTTGTATTTCATAAAGTTAAACCCATAACACAGGGAAATAGATATTCTTTGGTTATATGGGGATTAGGAGAATCTTTTAAATGAGTAATATTATAGAAGGTAAGATGTCTAAAAATAATCTAGATCAAATCACTACATCAATAGTTAATTCAAATGAGTTTCCTTGGTTTTTTTTAAAAAAACCAGTTTCAGAAAAATACCCATGTTTCTCACATGTAATGGTTCCTAGATATGATTATAAAAAAAATGAAGGCTACAAAGTAAACTCAGGTTTTTTTAATTTTTTTGAAAAAATTTTCAGAGACTTCTGTAAAAAAAACAAGATAAAAGTAAATCGTATTTTAAGAGCAAGTTTAAATTTACAAACTTATTTTGAACCCCTTTATGGAGATCCTCATGTAGATCATGATTTTAAACATAGAAATTGTATTATGTATTTAAATAGTGTTACTGGAGGATCTACATATGTTTTTAAAGAAAAGTATAAAAAAAATTTACCGGGAAGTTATGGGGATGGAACCGCCTATAATGCAAAGAACGTTCTTAAAGAAATAAAAAACAAAGTTGGAAAAATAGCCGTTTTTCCAGGTGAAAATTTTCATGCTGCAGGGCATTGCAGAAAACCCAATGAGCGTAGGATTATCGCTATATTTACATTTGATTAAACATGACATTTAAAAATATATTTACAGAATTTATAGACACAGAAAATTTTAAAATAAATTTACCTAGATTAAAAAATCACATACTAGATGTAAGAGAAAAAATGGTGGGTAGACAAGTAAGCAATTGTGGTGGTTGGCAAAGTGAAGTTTTTATAACTCCAAATACTGAGAATAAATTATTATTTAATAAAATAGATAAACAAGTACAACAAGCAAAAGAAAAAATAAATTTTTGTAATGATTTAAAATTATTAAGTTATTGGTATAATATAAACTATAAAGGTTCATTTAATATACCTCACAGACATGTGGGAAAAGCTGATATTATTTCAGGTGTTTTTTATGTACAGACTTTTAATGAATGTGGAAATATTGTTTTTAGAAGAAATAATCCAGTATTAGATTTAGTATACGCAAATCAAATAGAAAAATATAATTCATATAACTCTTCTGTTTGGACAGAAATACCTAAGAATAATAAATGTATAATATTCTCTTCGTATTTAGAACATATGGTATTACCAAATTTAATAGATAAACCTCGAATAAGTTTAAGTTTTAATTACGGAATATGATAAGAGCTTTGTTTTCAATAGACGCGTTTATACATGAAATAACCTCGTGGAATAAGAAAAAGAAATTGCTATCTAAATTAATAAATAAACACCAATTTTTTAAAAGACCTCACAACACTTTTTTAACAACCCGATATGGTGATAATACTTCTAGTTTTTCCAATGAATTAATGAACATATTACATGAAGATTTTAAAAAATTCTGTGAAGAAACAGGTTTTAAAGAGATATCTATGTTAGATGCATGGGCAGTTAAGTATGATAAAAATGATTATCAAGTTGCTCACCAACACGGTAGAGTTATGTATACTGGTATTATATATTTGAATTTAGATTCCAAACAAGATTCAACTACTTATATATGTCCTTATCAAAGTGAAATAACAGGTAATACGAAACTTACAGAAATAGAATGTAAAGAAGGGACTCTAGTTATTTTTCCAGCTTTTTTATTGCATTACGTAAAACCTAATCTTTTAAAAAAACCTAGAGTAGTGATTTCTTTTGATATAAACTGCACATAATAAATATAGATTTACAGCAATTATTATATATAATACGATATTCTATGCTACAAAAACTTAATTTTAAACCAGGATTTGATAAACAAGTCACCGACTCAGGAGCTGAATCACAATGGGTTGATGGGGATTTTGTTAGATTTAGATATGGATTACCAGAAAAAATAGGTGGTTGGACACAACTTACAAATTCTAATAATACCCTTCCAGGTGTTGCAAGAGCACAGCATGATTTTACTTCTATAGCTGGAGAAAAATATGCAGCTATTGGAACTTCTCAAGGTTTATTTTTATATTACAATAATGAATTTTTTGATATTAGTCCTTTAGATCCTGATGGTGCTATCACAGGATGTACTTTTACTGTTACTTCTGGATCCCCTACAGTAACAGTTAATAAAACTTCTCATGGTTTATTAGATGGAAGATATATAACTTTTACCGCAGTAACCGTTCCAACAAGTTCAGGTTATGCGATAGCAGATTTTACAGGTAATACTTTTGAAGTATTAAATAAAACAGCCAATACTTTTCAAATTACAATGCCAACAAACTCAGCAGGGGCCAGTGCTGCCACGGGATCAGCCACAGTTAATCCTTATGAAATTGTTGGTCCAACTTTTCAAACAGCTGGTTTGGGTTGGGGAACATCCACTTGGGGATCAAGTACATGGGGAACTGCTAGTGCAACTAGTAATGTAACTTTAGATGCAGGTCTGTGGAGTCTAGATAATTTTGGTCAAATACTTATTGCAACCATTCACAACGGTAAAACATTTACATGGAACGCAGGGGCTGCCTCACCTAGATCAAATAGAGCTGCAGTTATGTCTGGCGCTCCTACTAGAACAAGAGTAACTCAAGTATCTGATCGTGATAGACATGTATTTCATTTTGGCACAGAAACAACTATTGGTGATACGACAACACAAGATCCAATGTTTATAAGATTTAGTGATCAAGAAAATTTTAATGTGTACCAACCGACAGCAATTAACACTGCAGGAACATTTAGATTAGATAAAGGTAACGAAATTATGGGAGCTGTATCCGGTAAAGATTATACCTTAGTGTTAACCGATACTTCAGCATATGTAATTCAATATGTAGGTCCACCATTTACATTTAGTATTAGACAAGTCGGCACTAATTGTGGATTGATTGGACAGAACGCATTAAGTTACTCTAATGGTATTGTTTTTTGGATGTCAGGTGAGGGTGGATTTTTTATGTTTGACGGTACTGTAAAAGGTATACCATGCCTTGTTGAAGATTTTGTATTTACAACAGGAGGAGATCATCTTGGAATTAACTATGCTTCAGGTACTCTTGTTTATGCAGAACACAATACTTTATATAATGAAATTAATTGGTTTTATCCTAAAGCTGGTTCTTCTCAAATAGATAGATGCGTAACTTATAATTATGCTGAAAATTTGTGGACTACTAGTTCTCTTGCAAGAAGTAGTTATTTAGATCAAGGAGTTTTTGATTTACCTTATGCAACTGAATATAATAAATCATCGTTACCTAATTTTCCCATACAGGGAATTACAGCAACCTATGGAGCATCAGTTTACTATGCTCAAGAAATAGGAACCGATCAAATTAATAGTAGTGGTACTACTTCTATTAATGCATTTATTCAATCAGGAGATTACGATATTACTAATTCAAATAATATAGCTAATCTTCAAGGAGATGGAGAATATTTTATGTCAGTAAAAAGATTTATACCAGACTTTCAATTATTAACTGGTAATTCTAAAATTACTATTTTGTTAAACGATTATCCAAATAACACAGCATCCAGCTCACCTCTTGGACCCTTTACAGTTACCTCATCAACTGATAAGATAGACACTAGAGCAAGAGGAAGATTAGTAGCATTAAAAATAGAAAATGATGCTGTAGGTGAAACATGGCGTTACGGTACACTAAGACTTGACGCAAAACCAGACGGAAGAAGATAATGGCAAAGATAACCGCATACATACCTGAACCAAAAGAAAAATATGAAGTAGACAACCAAAGACAAATTCTAGAGGCTGTTGCTACAGTAAAAGATCAACTTAATTTTGCATTTCAAAATGATTTAAAAGAAGAACAAGATACATATAATTATTTTTTATCATGACAATACAATATAAAAACGCCAGTAAGATATTGGTCAACACAGCTATGACAACGGTTTTAACTATAAATACTTCGTCTATAGCTATTGTAAAATCTGTGTATGTATCTAATAACAGCACGGGAGCTGTATTAGTTAATTGTGATTTAAGAGATTCTTCTGCTAGTACCGATATAGAATTTTTTAGAAAAGACATACCCGCCACAAGCACGGTTAATGCTACCGAACAAGGGTTGAATTTAGAAGCGGGAGATGCTATAAAAGTTCAAGCAGAAACAGCCAATAAACTTGAAGTAGTGGTTGGATATGCTTTAATAGACAGGTCACAACAAAATGGATAATGATATATTAAAAATAAAT